AAGCTGGTTTAGTGCAACAGGAGCCAGCAGATGACCAAGCTTGAATGCAACACCGAGACCCACAAGCGTTGCGCAGCGTGCGACACGGTGAAGCCGCGATCCGACTTCTACAAAAACAAGAACGCCTATGACGGTCTGCAGGGGTACTGCAAGACGTGCAGCGTAGCGAAGGTGCGCGAACGACACAAGGCAGACCCAAAAGCCCACTCCGAGTACAACAAGCAGTGGGACAAAAAGAATCCACAGAAGAAGCGCGACAATCATCTGAAATGGCGCCTCGGCATCCCATACGGAACTTACGAGCGGATGTTCGCCGAACAAAATGGCCGATGCGCGATCTGCAAACGCACCGACTCTGGAAGTCGTGTAACGCAGGCGTTTCACGTCGATCATGATGAGTCGACGAAGAAAGTCCGAGGCCTGCTTTGCCAGCAATGCAACATCGGTATCGGACATTTCTTCCATCGAACTGACTTCCTTGAAGCCGCTATAGCGTATCTTAACCGAACGTGGTAGAGAACGCGCTAGTGCTTTCAATCCTCATCATAAATTGGGCGTTGGAAATCAAGGTTCCGTAGAAGTTTTTCCAACCCACCACTCTGAGTTGGTTGAGCGGATCGCTCTTGTCCGCCTCTTTCAGGTAGGTGAACTTAGCGTTGTCAAGCACGACCTGCGCATAGGCACCGCGCCCGAAGATAAAGGTCGGATATACCGTGACGCCGGTGGCCGGCGCGGCGGGCGGCACCTGCGCGGCGCCGATCGCGGTCACCGTGCACACCGTGTTCGGCGGCAGCTGCGTCGCCTGGCCCTGCAGCGGACCTTGCAGCGGGCCTTGTGCGCTGACCCCGAGGTTGAACGGTGCGGCGCCGGCGCCCACGCCGATATAGCAGTTGTAAGTGAAGCCGGGGGTGTTCGGCGTGGTGAACTGGATCGCGCCGTTGGCACCGACCACGATGTTCGCCGAGAGCTGATAGATCGCGCTCTCATACTGGTTCTGCGTGTCCTGCCCGGTGATCTGGATGGTGTAGGTCGCGGCCGCGAGCGAACCCCCCGCGACCGCTGCACCGTTGACCTGCGCAATGCCGGTCCAGGATGGGACCATGTTGGTCTTGCAGAACCGGATGCCGCCCCACTCGCCAGCCTCGTAGTTGTAGAGGCGATTGAGGTCGCTATACGACCACGCGGTGATCACGGTCTGGTTCTCGCGGAAATCGCCGATCACCAGCGGATGCATGACCGCCACGTAATGAGGCATCTTCCGGGGGTTGCTCGAAGCCTTCGCGCCCCCAGCGTCGGCGTCGATCTTCATGTCGGTGATCTCGTCGCCCATGTAGCGGGGCGCGCCGAGGGTCTCCAGGATCGCGTTGGCGCGGTTGATCTCGTGCGGGTTGATCACGTCGCCCGCGACCAGGCTGGCCCGCGCGCCGCGGCTATTGACGTAGTTGATCTGGCTGCCAGCGAGCAGATTGACGAAGGTGTTGCGCTCCATCGTCTCCGCGAGCTGCAGCGCGACGAGCTCGATCGCCTTCTTGAACAGCGGATGTTTGATGGTCATCTCGGCGACGTCGGTGATGGTCACCTTATCGCCCCACTGCTGCGCCTGCGCCGTGACCTGCTGCAGGGTCATGGTCTGACCCTGCGGCGGAACGCCTTCGGCAAGCGGCGCGAACGGCAGCGGCACACGGTTGTAGCGGCTGGCGGTGTAGGTCGTACCCATGCCCTTCGGCAGGGTCGCCGGGTCACCGAACTGGTAGACCACCAACTGCCGACGTGCCAGCGGCAGCGTCTTGGCCGCGATGTACGTCGTTACGTCGCCCGAGAATTGTGAGGCTACGTTCGCCACCATTACCGTTCTCCACAGTTATAGCGGCGCATGGCCGCGTCAGATCGGGATATCCCCGAACTTGTTCTCGAAATCTGCCACTGTGTCGCCAGTGCGACCACGCTCACGACGCGGGCTCGCGACGTCGCCACGACCGTTTGCCGGCCTGGCCTGCTGCTGCTGACGACGAGCGCGCGCAGCTGGCTTGCCCTTGCCCTGCTGCTGCAAGACTTTTTGTCCGATAAGGTAGGTCGCGACGTCCAGGCGTGAGATCGCGGTGCCGTCGCGCTGGTTGATCTCGCGGCGCATGCGCTCAACCTCAGGGGCGATCTTTCGGAGCAGAGGCTGCTCCGCGGCGCGTGCGTCATAGGCTGACCGATCACTCTGGTCGAGCAGCTGCGCCGTGATCTGCGCCTGCTGCCGCTCGTGGCGCTGGAGGCTCTCATTGACCATCTCCATCGCCCGCTCCTCGGGCGACATGAGGGCGAGGCGCTCGGCGCGCTGAGCAGGTGTCTCAAGGGGAGCTGCGGGCTGGCGGCTGATCTGGTCCAGCCGGCCGCGCATCTCGGCGATCTCACGGGTGAGCCGGGCATTCTCCTCGGCGCGCTCGCGGGCGACGCGGCGCAGCTCGCCGACCTGCCGATCGCCGCGCGACTGTCGCGCTGCAGGCTCTGGTGCGGGTTCGACATCCGGATCGACATCGGGGTCTTCGTCGTCCTCGGGCTCATCAACGGGTTCGTCGGTAGGATCGGTGACTGTCTCGTCATCATCCAAGTTCGGCTCCGGGATCACGTCGTCGATCGGATCGGTCGGCGGGTCCGGTGGAGCAAAGGTCGCGGTCGATGACAACAGAAAGTTGCGGATCTTCATGGTCTGCCTCTCTGGTGGCTTACGGCCATCCGGTCGGGTATGCGTCGAGGGGCAGGTTACGCCTGCCATGCGTCGGCGGGGAACATGGAACGCTTTGTATAAAAAGTCAATTCCGGGCCTAATACTCCCGGTCGACGGTCTCGGCCTGGTGGTTCTGGACATACCCCCGGCCGCGCCGGAGGTCTTCAACCCGTTGCTCGAGCATCAGCATCCGCTGGCTCTGTGCGTTGAGCCGCTCGTCCTGCACCGCCTGCTTGGTGATGACCTGCGCAAGCGCCGATAGCTCCTGCTGCATTTTGGCCAGCTCCTTCTGGAAAGCCTTGAGCGTTATGTCGTTTCGGACGATCATGACGATCCCTCCGAAAAGAAAAATCACGGTCTGCAGCCCCAGTCCCAGCAAATTCGTCAAGTGTTCAGCCATTCCCCTCCACCAACGTGTGAGCGTTGTGCAACGCAAACGCAACACGCGCATTCCAACCGTTCTTGAACTTCAGGTCTTTCGGCCTGTGGGCGATGATCTGCTTGTAGCGCGCAAGCCGAGCTGCGCCGATCTTGTCGATCAGCACCGTGTGATCCGCCTTCACCAGCGCTGCCGACGTCACGACACCGATGTGTCCGTCCGCGCTGACGCCAAGCGCGTGCTGCAGCGTCATGATAGCCGTCATCGGGCCCGACAGCACGCTGTCGTCGAACAGCATGTAGTCGACGCCAGGCGGCATCACCGGCCCGTAGGGAATCCAGTAGGAACGGTGATAGATATCGTCAACCACTCCATCTGGAGCCTCCCAGACGTCCCCCGGCTTGAGTCCAGCCATCTCACAATACGCGTTGTACTCTCGCTGAGTAATACCGCGAGAGGTACGACCGCCGCTATCAGATGGATCGTCGTCATTGCCACCCTCTGAATGTCGCACCCACGCGAGCGATTGCTTGAAATTTGCCTCCATTTATTCCTCCGACCATTCGGCGTCGATCGCCCAGCTTGCGCCCGCTGAGGCCGCGTTCACGCAGATCCCCTGCGACGTGCCGCGCAACACCTGCGGCTGATCCCAATAGGGAGTAAACTGAAACAGCCCTTCTGACACGCCCCCCGCAGCTGCCGCAGGAAGAGTGATATAGCGGTCGCGAACGCGCCCCACTGTCGTGCCCGGCGTCGGCGCCGAAGTGAAAAACATCGCACTACCTGTCACGGTCGGATTTGCGGAGTCGCTAGAGACCGGCGTGATTGCCGTCAAACCTCCCCCACTCCCCAGCGTGCTGCGACGGATGATGCCCATTTCTGTCGTGCTGGTTGCTGAATTGACGCCAGTGATGCGCACCCCTTTGACCTTTACGATCTTGGTTGCGCTGCCATAGACACAGAACAGATCGCCAACACCGCTGTTCGCGAACGAAGCGCTCGCACTGTACGTATTGACATCGGTCTGCCCGGTGATGACCGCCGGTGTCTTGGGGCTGCTGCTTTGCGCATGCGCGACCTGCGCAAGCAGAACGGCAAGGAAAAGCACCATCAAAGACACGATGCTCTGCATCCAAAGCATCGTTCGCGAATGCCTCAGCACTTCCTTCATCTCTACCTCCTTGGGGCCGCCCCCGGGTCCTGCATCCTGTCGGCGTGGATCGCGCCCGGCGGGTTCTGACCACCGCGTGGCGCCTGCGACTGTGCGCCCGGCCGCGGACCACCACCCTGCGGACCGCCGGGTCCCTGCATGGCCTGCATCGACTGCGCTGCCATCATCATCTTCTTGTTCATCTGTTGCCGGTGCAGCAGCATGTGCTGACGCACCGAGCCGTGCTCATCGCCCTGCACCATCGCCTTCAGATGAACCTTCAGGTGCTCCTGGTCCTCATCGAGCTCGTGGATCGGCAGGTCGAGCCCCTCCATCAGGAACTCGTTCTCCATCTCTGGATCCATCGACAGCTTTGCCTTGAGATTCTCAAAGATCTCGGGCGCAAGGCGCGCACCGAACGTGTTCTCGACCAGCGATAAGATCACGGGCACGAGGTTCAGCTTGTAGCCTTCGTAGGACTGCGGTGGCATTTGCTTCAGCACGTTGACCATCGAAACCTGCCCCTGCAGCGCCTGCGCGCTCCGCGATGCCTCGACGCCCCACCACCGGAACTCGAACCGCCGGCTGTTCTCCAGGATCGGCACGTCGACCATTTTCGCCCGCAGCGCCATCTGGCCGAATTGTTTGACGCTGATCGGCTTGTCGCGGAACTGATAGTCGAGATCGGTGAACCAGCGCAGCAGGGGCGTGAGGATCTCGTCCTCCAGGTTGGTTGAGATGTCGTCAGCCGAGATGATGTCGACCTGCTGCTCCAACGCGATCTCGGCCTGGTTGCGCTTACCAGACTTCTGCCCGCTCGACTGCGGCATCATCGCAGGACTCACCGACAGGATCTGAAAAATCTCGTTCTTGATCCCGGCAACGATCGTCAGCGCATCCTTCCACAGCGCAGGAAACTGCGCGAATTTTGTGTCGTTCGGGTTGGTCTCCCAGATCGCCGCGAGGTTCAGCACCATCGAGCCTACGCGCGGGTTTTTTGACGGGTCAGTCATCACGATCGGCATCAGCGCGTAGGCCGCGCTGTCCATGCCCTCATTCCAGGTGTCGTTCGCCGAGTACTGCAGGTCGGCCGCCGGCTTCACCTGGCTCTTGCCTTTGAAGACGTTCGACACCTTCTTGACCGGCGCCGACAGGATCGGGCACTTGTCGTTCCAGTAGGGGTTGCGCTTGACGCTCGCGATCATCTCTTCGTTCGACGCGGTGTTGCCCTTGGTACCCGCGTAATAGATGCGACAAAGCCGACGCTCTTCTCCGTCACTCCCTTCGACCTTCAGCTTGGTCCAGGTCTCGTAGAGCGTCAGCTCCTTGCCGCCCGAGCCCATCGAGATGCCCGCGGCGTCGACATGCTTCTTGTTGGCCTCCGGCGCGCCCTGCTCGTCCTTGGTCGCACCGAACATCTTCAAGAGTTCGTCACCGACGTCGGGGTCGATCTCCTCCTCGTCGATCGCCTGCTCTATGCGCGCCTTGCTCCAGCGCCGTATGACCGTCGCAGAGCCTCCTTTTGCCAGAGCCTCTCCAACGCTGTTGGCGGTGTGGGGTAGCACGCAGACATCTGCGTCCGCCAAAACTTCCACCACCGGCGACATGTGAAACGTCTCGACTTCCTCGACGTCGTACTCATCGTCGTCCTCCACCGTAGGATCGTCGACCTCTTCACCCTCGATCTCGATTTTTGGTGTCGTGCGGTAGACCACGTGCCGTGACGAGTTCTCCCAGCCAACGTAGAGGTTGTACTGCCCCTCAACGTCGCCGTTGCGCATCAGCGCCGGCACCACCTGCGTACGCAGCCGCGTCTTGCGGATGTAGTGCTCCAGCAGCGCCATGATGTCGAACGGCTTCTCATCGGAGGAGATGCAGTCGACGGTGCGCTGCGAGCGCGGGAACAGCTTGTTGACGACGCGCACCACGCGCGCCTCGATCGCCTGGTAGACGATCGGCAGATAGACCTGCGAGTTGCCCGAGTAGGCCTGCCGCGGGCTCGGGATCTGGTCGTAGATGTCCCAGTAGTCGAGCTGGTCGTTGCCGCGCTCCCACTGCGCCTCAAAACCCTTCGCGACGTCCTTCATCAGATCGATGACGGCTTTTCTGATTTTCTCGTCGTTACAGAGCTCGTCGTCGCGGTTGGCGGCCGCCTCTATCCGACCATCCTGCTCCGGATCACTACTGTCGGTATTTGTGCTGTCACCACCGGTATCCTGAGGGGTCGGCGCCGAGGTATCGCCGGGATCACCACCCACGACTTTCAGATCGGGTTTAGTCCGTTTTGAGCGCTTGGCCACCAGCAGGCACCGTGGGTTTGGCCGACAGGTACTTGCGGCCGGTCACCGGATCAATAGCATAGTTCCGCTGGTCGGCACCATCCCCTACCGCGCCGGTGACCGTCGCCGCGACGAACGCCTCCAGCCCCTCCATCAGAGTTTTATACGGCCCGTCGTCCGCAGTGCCCACGAGGTCGGACGTCTGCCCGGGTTTTATGGTGCGCGCGTAGCCGCCCGCGAAGGCGTTGAGGGTCCATCGTGC